AACTTTCACCGATGGGAAGTTCTGGGACGTTAACTTGATAGTGGTTAACGTACTCGGGGTTGAACTCGAAGTAAGGGTTGAACTGTGCCGCGAGAAGAAGCTGATCACCGGGTGGCGTCCAGCCCTGCTGTTCAATGTCGAGGGTGATGCCACTACTCGAGTTGGTTACGTTATACCCTACTCCTGGTTGGATGATGCTCATTAGGCGGGGGGTGCAAGGTTGACGTAGACCTTAGCATCCCAGCCCGTCTTTGAATAACGGATTTCGTAGTTCATTTTGTACAGTTCGCCGAACTCCTCGACGTTCACTTGGGATAGAAGGTTAACGTGACCAACGCCAGTAACAGTACCAATAGGAGCCCACGTTGGAAGAAGTTGAAATGTCGTTCCCCAGTTGCGGGTTGAGGTTGCTGTATTAAGCAGGCCAAGTAGCGCTTGAACGTGTGTAAGATTTGAACTGTAAATAACACCCGAGTAAGAGGTCGTTGTGGCTAGGTAGCTCGTTTTGCCGTAGAGGCTCTTGGCTGTTGGGTTAACAAAGCCAATGAAGCGACCTCCACTAGCAGACTCAAAGCAAGCCCCATTAACGCCGACAAAGGATTGTTGCTTGGTGATTACGACAGGCTTGCCGTCAATAATGTTGGTGATGAAGTCGGCAGCGTCCTTAATTTCAACTAACGGACCAAGGGGGCTTTGAGTATAAGGAGCAGCGCCGGCGATGACCGAAGAGAAGCCAGCTGCTGAGACAAAGAAGTTAGGGTGTGATGTAAGGGGTTCACTTGTCAGGCCGTTAGCCGCGGAGGTGTTCGCAAGCGTGATGGTTGCCGCTGGCCCTTCTCCGCCACCGGGTTCGATGCCAACGTAGTCCACCGTGATCGTGCCGATGTCTAAGGCGTCCCAACTGATACGCCACTTGTGCAGTTTAAGGTATCCGTACGCTTCGTCTGGGTGTGCAGAGCCTTTGACTAGGAACGCGTCAACGTCCGTAGTAGTGTCGCACTTAAAGACGCTGGTTGAGGTACTGAGGCCGAAGCCGTCAGAGACGACTGTCCAGCCGGGTTGAAGGATTGGGTCTTCGAGGTCGTCGCCTGTGTTTACAATAGCCATTGGTAGAAATTATTTGCCGCCCTGGAGCAAGCCAGCGCGGGAAGGGATTGGGGATTTGGTGAAGTCTACAGGGACGCCGCCACCGCTTCCGCGGCTGATGTTTTCAAGGAGGGCGGTCTGCTTGCGGGACTCTTCGAGCTGCATGGTCATAGCCTCCATGACAGGGTTAGCGCCGACGCCGACGACGTTGCCGAAACCTTCGGGGGTCTTGAAGGACGTGGGCCCGGTGAGAGCACCCTTGGCAGCGGCAGGGTCTTTCTTAATGTCTGCGGCGATGAGGGCTTGAACTTGGTCTTGAATGTCTTTTCTAGCTTCAAGAGGTTGGCTTGTGTTACCTAGTCTAGGACTTAACGGATTTGGTTGATTTTCTGCAAAGATTTTGTTCCCTCTTGGGTCGTACCTTAAAAAATCTTTAGTAACTTGTTCGCGAGTTATTTGAGACTGTTCAACCTGTTGCTCGCTCATCTTTACGTTGTTACGTTTATTTGCGTAATAATTATCTTCAGCGGACATTAGTGCGTTTGTCCCATCGATGGCTGCTCGATTTGCTTCTTCGCTTTTCCTCTGATTTTCAGCAATCATCTTACCGACCAGCGCAAGAACTGTACCAAGGATAGCCATCGGTCCAAGGAAGGACAGGAAGATGTCCTTGAACGAGGTGCCGAACTTCTTGCTGATATCTTCAACCTGTTTTCCAAAGCCAGTCGTTGCGGCCTTGGCTTTGTCCATAGCCTGGGGAACGTCCGAGGTCGTCTTGATGTTTACTTCGAGTGATTGGGCCATGTTAGTCGGTCTTCTCCTTTGCCGAAGTGGAAGCAGCCGCGGCCTCCTCTGCCGCCATAAAGGCCTCCTCCTCGGGGGTCATTATCTTAATCTCAGCCCCCTTGCGTAAGGCCAAGGCAGAGTTAAGCCAGATGGCCTGACACTCCGGCATCTCCCACGCCCGCTTCTCGTCGATGCCCGAGGCGATCAGGTTGGCGACGATAGCCAGGGGCCACGGGCAACCGTTGTCCCCACCGCTCTTAGACTTGTCCTGCTCCCAGAACTTAGGCCAGTCGTGGACAAGGACGTAGCCGGCGAAGGCCTTGAGTAGTTGCTCGAACTTAGCAGGGTTATGGTTGAGCGTTGAGATGCGGATTTTGTCCCGCCAACCAATCTCTCCCAAGGGTTCCTCGGCGCACACTTGGCAAGCGAAGATAAGGTCGGTCGGGGTGATGCCGCGGTCGCCCATAATCAGCGGAGACTTGAATGCCATCAGCCTGACGCGGTACTTGAGGCACCACGGGTAAAGCGAACGACCCAGCAACTTGAAGGGAGCCGGGTCGATGAAGGCGTTTAGGAAGCGATGGTCCACGCCGTGACTATGCCCCTACTTGGGGCTGGGTCAATTACGTTGGAGCCGTTGGGCTGACGCCTTCGTAGTCGGTCGCCGTGATAGACACCGAAGTAAAGTCCTTATTAGAACCCTTCTGGGAGATGGCGGTGATGGTGCCGACGTAGGAAACAGACTTTGCGCCGCTCGGGTAAGCCGTTTCGGCGTTAATGGTGAACGCAAAGTAAGCCCCAAGAGAAGGCATAGCAGCTGTTTTGCAAATGCCGTCCACGGTAATCTCGGTCTTGCGGTCGTCGTAGCGGGCCGTCTTGGTCAGGCCCGTCTCGTCGGCTACAGTTCCAGATAAGTTAAACGTGGCGTTAACCGTGTACGACTGCACAAAAAGGTTGGTGACGGTTCCATCGACACCGAAGAGGCAAGTAGTTCCTGTAGATACGGCGGCCATAGTTACTTTTGCAGGGGTTGGAAACGTTACGGGGCGAGACAGGTCATGACGCTAAAGCCGAAGGAGGTCGCCCAGCTGCGTTCGTCTACCCCTTCGTCCTCGGACATGATGCCCACGTCGTAGCAAGTCGCGTCCCCGCCCGAGACAAACGCCGCCTTAATGCTGGCAAGGTCACGCATATTCCCGACCAGGGCGGCACACCGGGTGCGGTGATCGGCGAGGGTCGTGTCGTCGGCGTTCGAGAACAGGGTGATGCGGACCGAGCAGTCGTAGTTCCCTTCGCCATCAGGGAGGCTGGAGGGGGGGCGGGCAGAGTCGCAGAGGACGACGGCCTTGGGCAGGGTCTGGGTTGCGTTGTTATCGCCCGTCAGGAAAGAGACCGTGGTCAGCCCGGTCTGGGTCGAGAGGTAGGTCGCGAGCGTAGACTCGACGATGTGACGGATAGAGGCGGGCATGGTTATTTGCGGTTAAAGGTGTTGATGTCGTTTTGGACTAGGTGGCGGATTTTGGCGGGCATCTGCTTGACGCGGTTGCCGTAGACTAGGCCGAGGACGTCCGCTTGGTCGGCGATGCCGAAGATGTTACCGTTAAGGTTACGGATGGTCACGCTGGCGTTCTTGTCAGTAAAGCCCGTGCTACTCGTGCCCGCAACGGAACTGTGTTTGGTAATCCAGCCCGCGGCTCGGAGTTTAGAGCCAGCGTTCTTCTCGACGCCGTTGATGACCGGGCGAGGGAGGGATAGCAGGGCCTTATACCAGCCTGACTTGATGGCGCCTACGCTGTCCTGGCGTTGCTCGATGTAGGTCGTTAGGTCGCCCTTACGCTCGACGACCGTCTTCTCATCGGACCGAATGCCGGTGAGGTTGCGTCCAGCCTTCCAGAGACGCCCGTTGAGCCGTTGATAGATAGGCTTAAAGACTCCGCTGATGGCAGCCGTCCCGTCGAGGGGGGCAGCGCCGTTGACGTATTTGGACGCAACCCGATTGCCGATGCGGTTGAAGTAGTTCTTGGCTTTCTTAAAACCTTCGGGAGTTCCGAAGCCCGGGTATTGGGTCGAGAGCATACGGGCCACGGTTGAGTTGCCCGTGAGGATAGACGACGACTGGGAAGCCACCTTCCAGAACAGGCCTTGGTTATTGTTGAGGGCCAGCGACCCGAGGCGCCGAATGACGCGAGAGGCTTGCGTCCCAGCTGAGCCAGCCGACAACGGAGTGAAGACCTTAGTAACGTCCCGCTCGACTGCCCGCTCCCCGGCTTTCTTGGCGGTTCCCGTTAAGCCCCCGCCACCGCCCTTGGCTAACGGAGGGGTGAACATGGCGGCGTCCTGACAGGCTAAGGCCGCCTGCTCAAGCGTAGCGTCGCGGAGGGTCTGCTTGGAGGCTTGGGCGAACCTGTTGATGGCGCTCTCAAAAGCCGACAGACTCGCGGGCGTGATGGAGACCTTAACCACTTTATTGGTTGTCGTCGATAACGACGAGCGTGATCCAAGCCGACGCGGGCTTGTAAGTCTGAGTCGTGATGCGGACCGTCTTCCCGCCGGCTACGATTTTCTTCCCTTGGGCGAGGGAGGCGATGGGGACACCTGCCGAGAGTAGGGCCGCCGATGACCCATTAGACCCGTCTGGGAGGCTCCAGGAGGCCGTTACGGCGGGGAGCCTTACCGTGTACTGGGTCCGCTCGATATACCCCC